CATCGTGACGCAGACATACCAACGATTTACGCTGCTTCCGCATCATCAGGGAGATGACAGTGATGTTTGATAAAATCAATATCGCGGACTGCCTCGTCATCATCGGGCTGGTCACGGCCTTAGTACTAGCCATTTTTTACAGCATGAACGAGTTGGCCATGTCGATTGCAAGCGGGCTACTCGGCTACATCGGCGGCAATATCAAAACCGCCGCATCCACGAAAGGGGATAATAAGAATGAAAGTGTACATTAATCCGGGCCATGACCTGGACTACGACAGCGGCGCTGTCAATCCGAACAGCGGCCTGCGGGAATGCGACGTCGCCGCAAAAATCGGGACAAAAGTAAAGACATACTTAGAAGCCGCTGGCTGCGAATGCCGGCTTTTACAGTCTGACAATCTCTACTATGACAGCGACTATGATGACCGCCCGGTAGCCGTCTGCGTCGACGCTGACGCATGGGGCGCCGATGTCTTTGTCAGTATCCACTGCAACGCGGCCAATGGCCAGGCGCGCGGTACAGAAGTAGAGTGCTACAGCCGCATGTCTGACGGCGGCAACCTCGCCCAGTGCATCCAGGACCAAATTGTCGGTGCGCTGGGTACCGTCGACAGGGGCGTCAAGGAAATGCCGGGTCTGATTGTACTCAAGCATACCAGCATGCCTGCCGTCCTCGTAGAGACTGCTTTCATCGACAACGACAGTGACGCCGCGTTATTAGAAAACTGCACGGACGCATTTGCCGCGGCCATTGCGCGGGGCGTTACGGATTATGAATGTAGTGTACAGTAGGAGGTAATCATTTATGAGTAAATGGACAGAAATCAGAGATGGTATGGTATCGGCGTTAGACGTCAGCGACGTCGTCGAATCCGCAAAAAATCAGATGATCACCGACCTCACAGGGGACGGCATGGACGCACTTTCTACCGTTGCGGATAAGTTTATCACGCAGGTACAAGCCCAGGCTGATAATGAGCAGGGCTGGTGCATGGTACGTGATAAATTCGTCCTGCCTTTGCTGATCAACGGCATCCTTTGGGCAGTCAAGCTCGTACTCAGCAAGAGCACGACGGCCGCGCAGCCGGAAGCACAGGCCGAGGGCGGCCAGCAGTAACAATTTCATATTAATGTATTATATGGGGCTGTCGCATTTTGCGACGCCCTTTTTTTATGAATAAAAAAAGACGGCCCCGTTATCGGCCGTCCTTTTTCATGCGGAAATGCACGATGCGAAATAATCCGGATAGAATTGCAGTGTCAAGTTCGCATTAACTTTTGTGTGGTGCACCATAAAAGCTTTACCCGAACACTCGGGCGCCCCCGTCAGTGCTATGCTGACGGGGTTTTTTAGTATCTGCGGGCACGCAGTGTAGTTGTACCGTATCTCAATCTTGTCAGCATAGACGATGACATGGCGGATGAATGTCCGGAACATGTCCAGGCGGTATTTGTCATGGTCCTTCTTTTTGTTCAGGAGACTTTTCAAAAAGAATTCGACAGCAACGGCGTCGATGCGGATAGGGGCGTAGGCAAATTTGAGCTCGTCAATCTGCTGGTCCAATTCGCTGATCCGCGATTCATACCGCTCGATGTTCTCGGCGATTGTCTTTGAGCATAAACCCTTCTCGACGGCCGCTATGGAGTTTTCGAGCTTGGCTTGGATAGTTTTACGCTCCTGCGCTATCCGGGCCTGCTCCTGGGCCGTGGGGTCAATTTTTTGTACATTTGCCGCTTGCTGGGCGATGATCTTCACGGCTTTAGGATTGCTCAGGATGCGGACCGTCTCATCGAGGACCAAGTCTTCTACTTTTTCGCGGCCGATGTTCCGGGATTTGCACTTGATATGCTGTTTCTTTCCACGGGAGTGATAGTTGTTCTTTGTGCTGCACCGGTAATAGCGGTACATGCTGCCGTTCTTGGACCGGCCGCTTTGCCCGGTCATCGGGTTGCCGCATTCACCGCAGTAGATGAGGCCCGTCAGGGCATAATCGGCGCTGCGGCGCTTAGGCCGCGGGTTTAGCTTATGCTGCTGGGTCCGTTTCTGCGCCGCTTCCCAGACGTCATCGTCGAGAATAGGCGGGGCGAATTGCTCGACGACATGGCCATCCCATTCGTAGGTACCAATGTATATTTTATTGCCCAATATCTTTGTAAGGCTGCTGCGGGTAAAGGCTCGGCCTGCGGCTGTCTTATACCGATGCGCGTTGAGGTAGCGGACAATGTCGATGATTCGTTCGTTGGCATTGTACATCGTGTAGATCAGACGAACGGCATCGGCATCCCGGGAAACAATTTGCAGCGTTTTGTCAGCAGTCAGCTTGTAGCCCAGGGGAACACGGCAGCCTACCCATTTACCCTCTAAGATGTTTTCAGTCATGCCGCGCTTGACCTTCTGGGACAGCTCGGCAGAGTAGTATTCCGCGTAGCCCTCCAGCATGGATTCAAGTATGATAGAGCTGGGATCATCGCCGATGTGCTCTTTCGCGGACAGGACCCGGACACCGTTTTTCTTGAGCTTATTCTTATAGATGGCGCTGTCGTAACGGCTGCGGCTGAATCGGTCCAGCTGGTATACAATGACATACTGGAATCCTTTTCGGGCGCTGTCGGCAATCATACGCAGGAAATCAGGCCGATTATCAGACCGGGCGGACAGGGCTCTGTCGATGTAGGCGCCGATGACTTCCAGATTCTGGCTTTCCGCATAGGCGGTGCACTCGCGAATCTGCCCGTCGATGGACTCTTCCCGCTGCTTATCCGATGAAAAGCGGGCATAGATGACGGCTTTTGCTCTTTCTTCCATTAAATTCAGTCCTTTCGTATAGCTACGTTAGGGCCGTGTATGCTATAATGAAACAGTAAACACGGACCCTTTCAAGCGTGTTTTACACCTGCGCAGGAATGGCGTCCTGCGTATCCCCGGCATCGTGTCGTGACGATGGCCGGGGAATTTTTTTGTTACTACGAAAAACGGTTAACTAATCCATGCTTGTACTTTATCGACTGTGGCCTTGGCATCGGCTGCGGATGGCGCGCCGGAATAGCTGGCAATGAAATCGTCATATGAACCTTTAGGATTACTTTGCAGGAATTTAGAGTACAGGGTATACATCTTGTAATCGTCTTCTGTCGGTTTTTTGCTCCAGTCCTTGCCATCAACTCGGAAGTTTTTCGTGACTTTGCCGTTGACCGTTTGCATGCTGCCGTAGGTATGCGGGATACCCTCGACATCGGTATCCGTGAATTCGATAAATACGTTCTTAGCCTTTGTTGTAGACTGCGCTGTCGTAATCAGCGCATTACCGACTTTTTCCAACTGGGCATCCGTGACAGGCGCGTCCTGAATAACGGCTAAATAAGTTACCTTGTTTGCTTTTTGATCTGTTTTGATTGCCTTGTAGTTCGGCATAGCGGCGTCGCTCTGAGACGTGTCAGATTTAGCCGGGGTGCTGTTGTCACCGGACCCGCAGCCAGCAACTGACACGACGGCCAGCATTGCACATAAGATGGTTGCAGCTAATTTTGCTTTTTTCATTACGTCATCTCCATTTCTGTAGAATGTTGTTTATGTTCGGCTATTGTTTAGCTTTAGCCCATTCCTTCTGATGAATACATTTAATCAGCTCGTCTGCTATTGCCTCATGGAATAAGTCGGCTTTTCGCTGTCTATAGTATTTGTTCTCGGCCGCTTTTTCTAGGATCTTGATAAGATCACCGGGGCTGTATACCGCCGTTGCGTGGTTATACTTGGAATCCGTGACTTGAAACACGCCTGCCCGGGGATTGCCGTTATAGTCTTTCCCGCCTTCCTGGACGGTGAAGCCGTATTGACGGAACGTGTCTATAGCGTTCCTCAAATCGTCGGGGGGCTCTTGAGTATAACCTACCTAATAAGTCATTAGGGGAAGTGTGAAAGAGGCGGGCAATTTCACAAAGTTTTTCAAGTTTTGGTTCTCTATTTCCTAATTCATAAGCCCCATAGGCCGCGGACGTCATATTTAGTTTCTTTGCTATTTCCACACGGGAATAGCCTTCTTTTTCCCTTAAATACTTTAAATTACTCTTAAAATTCATAGTTTCACCACCTTACATAAATTATCCGGCAATGAAAAACCGGAAGTCATCTAGTTCATCGTCAGCGCAGGCCTGCCCGTGCAGGAGCTTTTCCAGCAGGTCCGCCTGGACATCTGCGCTGAAGTCGTTGCCCTTGATGTGCATCAGCTCATGGAGGACAGCGGCTTTTTGCGTTTCCCAATTGCAGCGGGCATTGATGATAATGGTATAGCTGCCGTCGTCATTCATGTGGACCAATGCCCGGATACGACCGGGCATGTCCTGATATGTCAGAACAATATTCACTTTTTGCCTTCTTTCGCTTTCAAGCCATTAATCAGATTCAATACAATATCGATGTCGTCTTTGCTCAGGTCCTTTGTCGCGTCGAAGAGGATGCGGCGGTCAGGGTCCGTCCGCAGCTCTTCCGCGAGGGCCGCGACTTCCGGATCCACGTAGTAGCCGCGATTATCATCGGCGGGCTTTGGATCCTCGTCAGGACCCAGCAAGTCTAAGGGCGATATGTGGAGCGCATCAGCCAGCAATGCCATGTTATCCCGGCGCATGTTCTTTATATACCCTGATTCCCATTTCTTGACGGTACTCTTACTGACGCCTACTTTTTCGGCTACTTCTTCTAAGGTCAAGCCTAGCTCTTTTCGCCTATTAGCAATTAATTCATTAACTTTCATATCGCAATCTCTCCTTTTTCTCCTACATATATAATACTATTTTCGTTTCTAAAAAGCAACATTTTTTCCAAAAAAGAAAGAAAAGTTTCCTAAAGTGTTGACATGTCTCGAAAATTGCATTATACTGTAAGTGTCCTAAAGGAAACGACACTGAGGGAGGTGAGACAATGAACCCGAATAAATTATTAGCACTTATCAAGCTCAGAGGTTTTTCCATGTCGGACTTTTTAATGGCAATTCAGATGCCGCCGTCCACATGGTCCAAGAAAATCCGGGGCTTATCCGAATTCACACGCGCAGAAATGTGCAGCATCATCCACGTACTGACCATGGATGATGGAGAAGTAATGGATATTTTTTTTAATCAAAAAGTTTCCTAAAAGAAACAAAAGGAGCACACCATGACAAAGAGAGAACTTGAATGGGCAAAAAACATATTCCAGGAGCGTTGGGCTCAAGCTTTATATCAGAAGAAACTGGCCGAAGAAAAGCCAGAAAGAAAGTCGATCGCAAAAGAAGCAGAGGACATTGCCTGCGGTTACATGGACGCTGTTGCCGATATTTTAGGCGTCTCTAAAGGAACAGCAAAAGCCAGCAGCATTGTTCGCGCCTGGGCCGATGAAGTGGAAGAAAAAAAAGGGGCGGTCCTGGAATGAGAAAGCCCAAGTTGGTTATTGAATTAGGCTACGATAACACCGGAAAAACCTTCTGGACGGTATCTAGCCCAAAAGGCGGCGAACTGAGTCTGACAGAAATCGCCAATAAATTCGTCAACATGAATGGCGGCGGGATTTATGCCGTCATCCTGGACTGCAACGCCGGCGAACAGTTCGACAAAATCAGCCGCGTAGATGTTTACGACATCTTTGATTTAATAGACAAAATTATCGAGAGCGTTTAGAAGAAGGTGATTGGAAATGACGAAAAATGAAAGAGCCTACTTAGAGGCAAACTATAAAATGTACGTAGATAAGGCATTAGCCGCTAAGGCCAAAGTTCAGAAGAATCCCGATGACAAAGATCTCGCGGCCTGTGAAAGAGCGCACTGGAATATCGTATACGGCTACGCAATGGCAGCCGTTACTGTCCTCTCGTTGACGGTTGAGGAAGATGAAGCCTATGTAATTGTATCTGCATGGCGCAAGGAATCCACGGACGAATACGAAAGAAGCACCCAAGGGATTTAATTAAAAGGAGGTGACAGCAAATGACCGACAGAGAACGTTTCAACAAAATGAAAGCCCTTATCTATCTCGAACGGGCGCTGGCTTTGGATGGGAAATACTTTTTCCTCCAGCTGGTTGACGATGAAACCGTAAAAGTCACGGACAGCGAAAGCGGCAATTCCCGCTTAGTCAATGTAGCCTGTGACAACATCCCGGCGATGATCTACGACATTTTAAAACAGGCCGGGGCATGGATTATGTAAAGGAGAACGACATGAAGGCAATAGCAAATATCGAACCGACGCGCTACAGTATCTCACTGCTGAACGACGACGGCCAGAAGCTATACACATGGCATACGCGCCTGATCCAAGACAGCGACGGCGTGGAATCCTATAAAATCGTCCGCAAAGAAACACGGTCCTATGAAGATGTTTTACTGGACTACGGCATCGACGATGAAGACCTTATCCTGTCGCTGGAAGCCCTGGAGTCGTCGGCGAACGACGCCATGGAAGCCTTATTCTTACAGACAGGGGGCGGGTACTGATGAGAAAAGGTAAGAAACGGGGAATCCCCGGCGCGGCCATTGCGGCCGTCGCGATTGCCCTCAGCCTGAGCTGGTTCATCAACCGGCCCGCCGATGTCAGCGCCGCAGAAATCAAAGCGGGCCCGGCGGATGTGCACGTTGTCGAATCCGGGGAAAACCTCTGGGACATCTGCCGTCCGCTGGCGGATGCGCGCGGCCTAGACATCCGAGAAGTGATGTATCTGGTCAGTGTCAACAACAACCTCGACCAGAACGCCAGCCTGAAACCAGGGCAGAAAATCGTCCTGCGATTCTAGGGAGGTGAGGACAATGCTCGATTTATTCTGCGCGGACATCGTAGATTTTTACAGCAAGCCGGAAAATGTCAAGGCCCTGGAAGAATACCGTAAGGCCCGCGAAAGCGCCGAGAAAGGAGGTGATACCGATGATGGAACCGGAAACATGGGTAACGATGATGCACTGCAAGACCTGCCCGCATGACGGCTACTGCATCCCCGATGATTGCGCCGATATCCGCAAAAAAAAGGAACCGTCCCTGCGCCAACAGGGAACGGCTCCAACACAAACATCTCAAATCAATCATATCACACGAACGGAGAAAACACAATTGGAAACGTATGAACAATTCATCCGGGAAAAGGAACAATTCTCCGAGGATTACGGTTTTGAAGTGGACCCGGCAGACCTGCCGGCAGTGCTTTTCGATTTCCAGCGCGATATCGTCCATTGGGCCTTAGCTAAGGGCCGCGCGGCCATCTTTGCTGACTGCGGCCTCGGCAAAACGCTCATGCAGCTGGCCTGGGCAGACCAGGTACACCGGCACACGGATAAGCCTGTCCTGATCCTCGCGCCGCTGGCCGTCGCGGCCCAGACGGCGGCAGAGGGTAAACGATTCGGCATCGAGGCTGTCGTCGTCGAGCATCCGGAAGACGTCGCAGCGGGGATCAACATCACGAACTACGACAAGCTGGACCGATTCGACACCAGCGCCTTTGCCGGCGTCGTCCTGGACGAATCTTCTATCCTCAAGAGCTTTACCGGCAAAGTCCGGACGATGCTCATCAAGGCCTTTTCACGGACGCCTTACCGGCTGGCCTGCACAGCGACACCGGCGCCGAACGACTACATGGAGCTCGGCAACCACAGCGAATTCTTGGGCGTCATGACAAGGACGGAAATGCTCAGCATGTTCTTTGTCCACGACGGCGGGGAAACGTCAAAATGGCGGCTCAAGGGGCACGCAGAAAGCGCCTTTTGGCATTGGATGGCCGGATGGGCCGTCGTCCTTGATAATCCGGTCAGTCTTGGCTACAAGGACGAGGGCTACACGCTGCCGGCGCTCCGAATGCATGAAATCATTGTAGACGGAGATACACCGACGACGGAAAAGCTGACACTGACACAGCGGCGCAACGCGCGGAAAGAGTCACTTGATGCACGCTGCCGGGCCGCGGCGGACCTCGTCAACGGCAGCCGCGAACAGTGGCTGGTATGGTGTGACCTCAACGCGGAATCCGAAAAGCTCCATGAGCTGTGCAAGATGTCGCGGCAGGTCCTCGGATCCGACAAGGCGAGCTATAAGTCAAGCACGATGCTGGGCTTTTCCGTCGGCGTCCTCAAGTGCCTGATCACCAAACCGAAAATCGCCGGCTTTGGCATGAACTGGCAGAATTGTCACAACATGATATTTGTCGGGCTGTCAGACAGCTACGAGCAGTACTATCAAGCCGTGCGCCGCTGCTGGCGATTCGGGCAGACTCAGCCCGTCGACGTCTACATCATCATCAGCGCCAAAGAAGGCACGGTCAAGGAAAACATTGAGCGCAAAGAAGCGGACGCCATCAACATGAGAAAGAAGATGGCCGAGCTGACCCGGGAATCAGTCAAAGAAAACCTGTCCCGGACGACGCGCATCATGAGCGTCTACAAACCGACAAAGCCCATGCGCTTACCTGCCTGGGCGGAAATGGAGGCAGTATGAAAAAGAAACGCTTGTTTTATGTATCGCACCCATACGGCGGCAATCCCGAAAACGAAAAGGCCGTACAAGCTATCATTGATGAAATGTCAGGGCGCAAGCTCCGGCCTAACAGCATCATCTTTGCACCCTTTGGGGATGACTCTAAATTCGTATCACCGATTCACATTTTAGGACCGCTCTATGACGCAATCCCCTATATCGACGGCCTGGACTTATGCCTTAGCTTGCTGAGACGATGCGACGGTATCATCCTGTGCGGTGATTGGCAGCATTCAAGAGGCTGCATGGCCGAATACGGCTACGCAAAGGCCAGCGGCATCCCTGTATTCTTTTTCCCGAGGGGGGATTAACCATGGTAAACGTCTTAGATCAGTACGTATCGGACCGGGTATCCCTGTATAACGGCGACAGCGTCGAAGTCCTCAAGGGGCTGCCGGACAACTGTATCCACTACAGCATCTTTTCGCCGCCTTTCTCGTCGCTGTACACGTACTCCAACAGCGACCGCGACATGGGCAACAGTGCAAGCGATGCGCAGTTCAACACGCATTTTAAATTCCTGATCCGCGAATTGGCCCGCGTCATCATGCCCGGGCGGCTGGTATCGGTCCACTGCATGGACATCCCGAAGATGAAAAGCCGCGACGGCGTCATCGGCCTCAAGGACTTCCCAGGCGAAATCATCCGCGACTTTGAAGCGGCGGGCTTTATTTACCATAGCCGTGTCGTTGTCTGGAAAGATCCGCTCGTCGAGGCGACACGGACAAAAGCCCTGGGGCTGATGCACAAACAGCTATGCAAAGACTCCAGCATGTGCCGCAACGGCCTGCCGGATTATGTCGTGACATTCCGCAAGCCCGGCGACAATCCGGAGCCAATTCCGCATGATGACGGCCTCAAGCGTTTTTACGGCGCCGATGAACCGGAAGGCGTGAAGACCCTAGCCCCGCAGCCGGAGCCTGCACCGATTTACAGCCATCAGGTATGGCGGCGCTATGCATCGCCCGTGTGGATGGACATCCGGCAAAGCAACACGCTCAACAAGGCAGCCGCACGGGACGAAAAGGACGAAAGGCATATCTGCCCGTTACAGCTCGACCTCATCGCCCGCTGCCTGGAGCTCTGGACGAATCCCGACGACATCGTCCTGGACCCGTTCGCCGGCATCGGCAGCGTCCCTGTCGTCGCCCTGCAAATGGGGCGCCGGGGCCTTGGATTTGAACTGAAAGAATCTTACTACAAGCAAATGGTACTGAATTGCAAAGAGGAGGAAAACCATGATGAAGATTAATCTTGAATTTAACGGAACCGCTGATGAAATCATGAAAGAATTCCAGGCACTCGGCTCAATCTTGGGCGCAGCCGCATTGCCCTCAGATGTGAAGCCAATGGATCCGGAAACACTGAGCCCAGATTTGGGCTCAGTGGAACTGCATCCAAAAGTGGATGCAGTTCCCGAAAACGCAACTTCCGCGCCGAAAAAAGCCGCAAAAGCACCGAAAAAGGCAACTACTGCGACGGAAAAAGCAACTACTGCGACAGAAAGCGCAACTATCACGCCGACGCCGGAACCGGTGAAAGCAGCGGAACCCACAGCACCCGCCGCGCCGGAAACGCCTGCGGCTCCTGCTGTACCGACAGCACCGGCCAAGAAATACACGCTGGACGAATTGCTGGCTGCCACGGCGCCGCTCATGGATGCGGGTAAGATTTCCGAGCTCCAGGCGCTGATGCAGAAATTCGGCGTACCGTCGATGATGGAAATCCCGGAAGAACGCTATGGCGAATTAGCAACGGCACTGCGAGAATTGGGGGCGGAATTATGAGACAGCACGCATTATTAAGCGCCTCGGCGTCCGCGCGCTGGCTGCAATGCACGGCGGCGCCGCAGATGGAAGCGAAATTCCCGGATACGACGTCCGAATTTGCCCGGGAAGGGACGCTGGCCCACAGCATCGCAGAACTCAAACTGCGGGCTTATGCCGTCGAACCGATGGCCAAATCGACGTTTACACGGCATATGAACCAGCTCAAGAAAGATGAGCTGTATCAGCCGGAAATGGATACCCACACGGAAACATACCTCGACTACATCAAAGGCATCATGCTGTCGTACAAAACAAAGCCCTATACCGTCGTGGAAAAGCGCGTCGACTTTTCGCAGTACGTGCCGCGCGGATTCGGTACGGCCGACTGCCTGATCATGGCGCCGAACGAATTACACATCGTTGATTTCAAATACGGTAAGGGCGTCCCCGTCGACGCGAACAACAACTCCCAGATGCGCCTGTACGCGTTGGGCGCGCTCAACGCGTACCAGCTGCTGTACCAATTCAAGACGGTACACATGCACATCGTGCAGCCGCGGATCAACAATTTCAGCCAGGAAACATTAGGCGTCGACATCCTGCGGCAGTGGGCCGAGGACGTCGTCAAACCGAAAGCCCAGGAAGCCCTGCGCGATGGCGGCGGGGAATTCCATCCCGGTGAATGCTGCCGCTTCTGCCGGGCAAAAGCACAATGCAAAGCCCGTTCGGAATATTACGCTGCCATGGCCGACACGGCACACGAAAAGCGCGATATGACGATGATCAGCATGCCCGAACTCGGCGAATACCTGAACATCGCCAAACAGCTCAAGGCATGGGCCGATGATTTACAGGAATACGGCCTTTCCTGCGCGCTGAAAGGTATCCACGTCCCCGGCTGGAAATGCGTAGAAGGGCGCGGCAGCCGTGCTTTCACGGACACGGATGCAGCTTTTAAAAAGCTCATGGATAACGGTATCGACGAATCCGTCCTGTATGAGCGCGTACCCTTGACCCTGGCCAAAACGGAAAAGGCCATCGGCAAAAAGCTGTTTACAGAGCTCGTCGGGGATTACGTCGAAAAGAAGCCCGGCAAGCCGACATTAGCCCCGGCCTCGGATAAGCGCCCGCCGATGGACCTGACGCCGAAAGCCGCAGACGTGTTCAAAAAGATTGATGAATAATTGGAGGAATGAAAATGGAAAACACCAGCATTGTAGTAGAAAATGTCCGTCTCAGCTATGTACATCTCTTGAAGCCCTACGGCCGTGATCCCCAGGCGAAACAGAAGTACTCCGTTACAATCCTGCTGCCCAAGTCTGACGTAGAAGGCAAGCAGAAAGTCGACGCCGCCATTGCCGCGGCTACACGCAACGGCATCGCCAACAAATGGAACGGCGCCGCGCCGGCAAAAGTACCGACTCCGGTATGGGACGGCGACGGCCTGACCCAGAACGGTAACAAATTCGGCCCGGAATGCGCCGGCCATTGGGTATTCGCGGCGTCGACACCTGCGGATAAGCCTGTCGATGTCGTCGATGGCCGCATGAACCGCATTATCGATGCTACGCAGGTATACAGCGGCATCTATGCCAATGTGTGTGTCAACTTCTTTGCGTACAACTATCAGGGCAAGAAGGGCATCGGCTGCGGCCTCGGCCCGGTCCAGAAGGTCCGCGACGGGGAACCGCTCGGAGGGTCCGCGCCGACAGCGAAATCCGTATTCCATGTCATTCAGGAACCAGCAGCGGCACAGCCTGCGCCTGCTATCAATCCTCTGACCGGACAGCCGATGTAATGCAATCCCAGGGCGCGCGAAAATCCGCGCGCCTATTTCTCTCTATAGGAGTGAATTTTGATGAAACACAAACATCTATCTGTCGACATTGAAACATTTT